CGATATTAAACGTGTCGAGTTGGGCGTCTCCCCTAATAGTGCTACCCGACTGATAGAGCACAACCAGCCTAGCATCACAACCAATGTAGTCACTTATATCTGCTGTACGCTGTGTCCACGTAGAGTTGTTCTGCGCGATTACAGATATAAGCCTACTGGTAACCCCGACGGTTGGAGTAGGCATGGTTGACTACCTACTTACGCGATACGGATAATAGCGTTTGAAGCGTCAGCAGTTGGGAACTGGATTGTAAAATCGCCCGCTGTTGAAGTCTTATCTGAACCAAAGTCCAGTACCGCAACCGCAGGATCACCAACACCGTCCGCGTGGTAGATCAATGCCCCCCGCGCAGTAATTGTCGCTGTTGCCCACGTCGTGTCGTTGAAATCAAGAAACGCAGTCGTCCCTGAAGTCGTTGGCGCCACAACGGTTAACGTATTACCGCCCGCGGTATACCCAGTCCCTGACACTTCGTTTGTAACAGAATACGCTGTAGTTGTAGCGTCCAGTGTAGCGGACGAAGTGTACAACGCGATCTTAAAGACCTGCGACGTATCGCTACTAAAATCCATTTCTCCGTCCAATAATTCTTGCTTGAACGAAGTGCACATTGCCTGTGTAATAGCCATTGTTAACTCCTTAACTCACGGGGTTTCTAACTTGTCCTGAACGATAGGCGTCTTCACGCAACTTACCATCGCCAAGATTCTTCAATAGAGCAATCGCTTGTACGTACAACTTCTCATAGTTCGCAACAAGGTCTGGCTCACCTTTCATAAACCGGATTGCTTCAATAAGCGCCCCGTTTAATAGCGCAGAATCAAAGTTATCGCCAAGCCACGTTGTTCCCGCGGTCACGATAGATTCTGGATAATACCCGTAGTGTATCTCAACGGGGTAACTTGTGTCAGGCGTTGGCCCTAAAATAAATGTGTCGTCATCAAAGTAAGCATAATGCTTAGGAAGCCCGGTAGACGTTGGGGTGGGGTACGCTTCACGAATAAAATTAACATCTTTGTTAATTAAGAAATGATACGCGCCGTCCCCATCGATGACCGCCAAACTGTAGTTCCACAGAAAATCCGAAGGCGTAGCCAGATACTTGTTGGACGCTGTTAGATTACCTGTCTGGTTTTTACGTAGCGCGGGGATCTGAACAGTGTTAAATATCTTCTGCTCAGCCTGTTCCGTAAACATAGCGAGCTGTGCATCTGTGAATGAGTTCTCACAAATGTCTTCGATATTCGCTTTTAGCTCGGTGTAGTTCATATTTTACGCCATTGGCCCCCGAGCCATCATTCCTTTAATTGCCGCGCCCGTACCACGAACTTTAACACCAGACGTTTTTACACCTGACATATCCGGCTTAGGCCCGTGCCCACAAGGTTGCACACCTTTATCTTTCACCACTTTGGGTTCTTTCATTCCAAATACGTTCATAACTTACCCCGTTGTTACCGTTACTTGCCCAATAAACCCAGTCCCAACTGCTTGGAACGCAGGTACAATTTGTGCCCGACTCTGAGCATACCCCGTAAAATCGGGGCGTGGATTCCGAATTGCTTGCGGATCATCCACTGGATACATGCCTAATTTAAGCTGAGGATGGTCAGGATCCCAACACTCAGGGCAGGCTTTAACATTTGTATCCCGTTCTTTCACGATCAGGTTACGTAGTTCCTTCAGTTTATACCGAAAACCGCAGATATCACATTCCGCGATTGCACGTTTATCAGACGCAAACCGCTGTCCCATTAAATCCTACCTACACGGGGAACCACTCTAAACGGAGTCTTCTCTCGATCTTCCCCCGCCGCGAGCGAAAATTGTTCTTCGTATGCTTGTTTCAGCATCGATATCCGCTCGGCTAATTCGGGTACTTTCATTGCGATATGATACGCCAGCCCAGCAACCAAACAGGGGAGGAAACGGAAGTTCATATCCGCGGTCTCCGCTCCACTGCCCGCATCTTGGATACGACGTAGCCGGTAATACTTAAACACATAATAGTTACTTTGGTCAGGTACGGGCCATACAGTAATCTTTGGGTTATCACGGAGACGCTCAATCCAAACTTGAATGGGTCTACCCTGTGTTAACTTGTTAGGGATACTGGAGTAAGTACTCACACTAATACGACTTATAGTAAGGTCCGACTGGGTATTTGTTTGTCCCGCTCCAGTGCGAATTACATGTTCTAGCAAATCAATCGTGTCGGCAGGAAGATCATACTGCGCGGTGCCTTGCACTAAATTTATAGTGCCTTCATCAATTGTCCACAGGTTAATCCCGCGGTTCTGCCACTCAATGGTCATCAGGTTCATGGAACGTCGCGCGGTGCGTAAATCGTATCCAGAACGCATTTCACGGCCCGCACGCTCCCACGCTTCCTCAGCGATTTCGGTGAAGTCCATGTTAAATGCTGTAGTGCCTGACGTTGTCATCACTTCTTCCTTTTAAGCGGTGCAACCCGCTTGGGCGCACCGGCGGGCTGTCCTAACTTCTTCTTTTGCGCTACACGAGATTTCTTCTCGGCGGCGGTCATTTCAGATGAGGTCTTCGGAGTTTTGCTAGAAACTCTTTTACTTGGTCTACAATACGGCGTACCACGTTTCTCACCTTCCCCACGTCCGCACTCTTTTCCTGTGCGTACATCTTTCCAGTCTTCCTTAAACCAACGTTTAAGTGCGGCGCCCTTTTCGGTTTTACGAACGGCCACTTTTGCCCGCCTTCTTTTTACGGCATTTAGCAATCGCCCCTGATGCGTAAGCGGACGGGAAAACCTTGTACGAAGCTTTCACTTTGCGGTAACAGTCATCCTTAACTGTCCCGCCCGCTTTGTAATAGCATCTCATTACCGCATCTTCGCCGCACGTACACCGCGCTGAGCACAACCTGCACCGCGGACTTTACCGCCGGACGCCATCTTCTTGGTGCCCTTATGCATTTTAGCTTCGTGCTCTTTAACGGCTTTCTTAGCGGTCTTCTTCATCATGGGCATATCTTTTGCCTTGTCAGAATGGACTTTACCGCCTTCTTTCATCATGCCCCCTTTCTTCATACCCATCATGTCTTCATCAGTGGGTTCCATTGGAGCATTTGCTCCTGTTTTGCCGCGCATCTCTTGTTGACGCTTCATTTCTTCCGCCATACGACGCTTTTTTTCGTCGCTAGCTTCCGTGCCACGTGGCTTACGGAATTCTTCATCAACTTGGGGGCCTTTCATCTTCATCTTACCGTCCACTTTACCACCTCCGGCTTTGGTAAATTCTTTGCCCACACTTTGTGGGACACCAACTTGTTTAGCAAACTTTGGGTTGTTTGCCACTGCTTGCATGAAACGTTCTTGCTTCTTACTTACAGCGGGCATCAACAATTCCACTTCCGTAAGCTCTTATTAATGCGACTATTTGGATCGTTCGCCGCTTTAGAGCCTGTGTTTTTACGCTTCATGCCTTCCATACGAGCACAAAATGATTTGCGTCGATTAGCGGCCTTAGAACCTTTTTTCAGTTTACTAGGATCGGTTGTTACAGCAGTTTGCAACTTACTGCCGGGGTTTTCCCGACGATAGCTTTCAACGCCTTTTTTGTTCAACCCACCAGACTCGCTCTTGCCCTCTTTACGTTGCCATGCAGAGGTTTTAACCGAGCCACCTTTTTGGTAGTAAGCCCGCATCGTATTATCCGTAAAACACAGTCAGAGACGAGACATTTGTAAGATAAGCATATACATCTGTCTCAAACAAAATACCGTCTTCAGGTACAAGGATGTGGTAAAAATCAGAAGTTGCGGGGGTAGATAGATAAAGTTTAGTTGTTCCGCCCGCTCCGCCATCATTAAGAACCACACTTCCTGCTACGCCGGTTGTTACAAAAGCGACTGCGCGGACACGTGCCCGCGCTCCATATACTGTGTCGTCTTCAGTAACCGTAGCACTTTTTACATCAGTACTAATTGCCATGACGACGCCGCCTTATGAAAGGTTGTTGTTTTGAATGTACATTACTGTAACTGTGGCCGCGCCTTGGTTACCATCTTCATCTGTAGCAGAAAAATCAGCTACCACAGTCAAATCAGATGAGCCAACGTCAGTAGCTTCAGTATCTAATGTACCGCGAGTCGTACCAGTGCTCTGTGTGCTTGTTGCAGGAATAAATGCATCGGCGTCACCTTCCGTACCAACAGATACAGTGGCCGCAGTGCCGTCGTTGCTCTCAGTAGTTACGTTCAGAATAACATCAATGATTTGAGAGTTTGCTGGAATTACCGCAACTTCTTGATTAAGTGAATTTGCGCCAATGATGTCAATAACAGCA